AGATTACGGCTATTTCAAAGTAGGCCAGGTAAAACTCAAAAGTGAACATCATTTGCATTCCGCCGAGGTCCACGGCATAGCACCGACCCCGGCCAGCAAACAAGTTTTGCAGCAGTTGGTTAAAACTGGGGATGGAGCAATCTGAGATGTTGGCCAATGCTTTGGTGAGGATCAACAGACGATATGCAGCGTCGGACAGCACATAAGTCCCGGTTGACGGACCATTATAAAATGGAGCCTGGCCAAACGGCTCCAACCCACCTTCTTTGAACCCGAAATAAGAAGTATTTGGAACCTGTATTTGGCGCGCCACGCCGACGATCTTCCCCCACACATCCAGGCCATAGCCGACCGCTGTGGCGATATCCCATATCGTTGAGTAAAACGCCGTGATGTCGTTGGATGGATCGATATATTGATTCATGTTGTTCAGCACCTGATTCAGCACGGGACTGTTTCCGTACTGACTGATGATCGTCTGTTCGATGTTTTGCACGGGCTACACCTGCCCAACCACAATGGCTCCTGCCGATACGCTGGGCATCTGATTGATATTGACTGGCAGGTAATTCTGGTAATTGGCAGCCGTCAACGATGTTGATGCCACAGTCTGCGATGTCCCCACGGTGTAGGTTCCAACCCCTCCAGTCCCGGTCCCGAGAGCAGTGATTACTGTGCCCGTGGCGACCCCTGGGCCGTACACTGCCGCCCCGACAGTTAGCGTTCCCACAGCCACCGCTGAAACGGTCAGTGTGGTGCCGCTGATAGAGCCGGCGAACTGCGCTTGCGCCCCGATCTGGATACTCACCACTTCGCAGTTAGGGTCTTGAGCGCCAACCGTCGCATAATACCGGCTGCCGAATATGGTCGCGCCAATAGCCAGTGGTGCGCCTCCATCTTGCCCAGCCGCTGCCGCTACAATGGCCGACTGGATCAACGCCGTGATATTGGCTGCCAACATGGGGTTGGCTTTAATGAGCACGTTTACCGCCAGCGGCATGGCGGCAGGCACCTCAAACATCACTGTGGTCGTAGGCTGCGGATAGGTGGTATAGCTTGTGTCGGCCACGACCACCGAAGTGTTGCCCATGTAATTGGACCCTGCTGACTTCTTGCGCCAGATGGCCTGCGCGATAGCCAGAGAATTGCCGCCGACTACCGCTACATACAGACCGTTCGCAGGCAGCGTCACGCCCTGGACAGTAACAGGTGCCCCGGTTGGGTTATCAATGGCGTAACAACTGAGCACACCAGGCACGGCAAGCACATTGGCCCGCACGGATTGCACAGATCCATTAGCGTTGAGGGCCACGCTGGCGCGGCGTCGAATCTCGAACGCCTGCTGGGTCTCGACAAGGTTCCCCTCCACGCCAGCCGCAACATTGCTGATGGTATCCCAGCCAGGAACCTGCTGATAGATCGTGGATAGCGCCCCGACGGCGCACGGAATCGGGCCAACCGTGTTATTGGTAAACTCAAGCACAACTGATCCAGATGGCAAGATGGTCCCGGCCTGGGTGCATGAATAAATGTAGCCGTTAGTATCTTTCGCTTGGTCGCCGATGTTGATGGGCGTCCCGGCAAGACCCACACAGGTAGCCTGCACTACCGTCCCCGCTGCGGGGATGCGCGTCATAAAATAAAAGCGGCCTATCGCGTCCTGCCACCGGCCTGCGGCGTTGTCCGGGTTGATCATGTTCGCTACAAGGGCAAGTTGGCTGTTCTTATCGGCAATGATGGCTGTAAGGCTACTGGCGATCTGGCCCTGGGGTGTCTCCAGGGATGGATTGAGGTTGCCGCCGAACGCTATGCTTAGGTCCGACTGAGCACCGGACAATATCTGTGTCTCGGTCGGCAGGACTGGCCCATTCGCTGACCACACGATTGCAGGAACGCTGGTGGCCATCAGAAGCTCACCAGGGTAGTTGTGCCCTCAGTATCCACCACTTGCACCTGGCCGGTGAGTTGGCGGTTGACCAGCCCCGCTATGATGCACTTGGCGCTGACCACATTCGGAACTGTTAGAGCCGCTTTCTCAATAAGGGCTTTCAAAAGAGACATGGGCGGCCTACCTCCGAGTATATTTTGTGGATACGGGATGCCCTTGGTGTTGTCGTAATATAGTTCGGCAGCGAACAACCGCACTGCGCTACTCACATCCTGCGTGATGGAGTAGGGTTGTGATGCCATGGCGATATTGCCGGACGCGTCCTGGCACAGATCCCAGTTGTCCAGATTGAGCAGGAGTGTATTCATCAGTTCTGCATGACTCCTGTGGTTCCGGTTCCGGTTTGGACGCCACCATGATCGTGGTTTATAACCGATAGAGATGATGGCCCAACCAGCACATCCTCTGCCGCCGTCATGGTGCCGCCGGACTGGTTCACCTGCCCGATCAGGTTGATCTGCGGGGCTTGTGCCGTGATTTCCGCGGGCGACACCAAATTGATGCCCGCCCCATTGGGCAGAAACTGCACGTATTGATTTGGCATACCGTTGACAAAGCCGCCCATGTACATCCCATCCGCCATGTCGAAGCGCCGGAAGCTGCCTGGTGCCGCTGCCTGCCCTGTATTTTTCACCGTGGTAATGTCGTGGTCCGCGAAGATGGCGATGCCGATGTCCCCCGCAACGGGGTCCATAACCACCGCGCTTGCCCCGCCCTGGAGGCGGAAGTAGGGAAGCTCGTACACCTCCGGTTGCGGCACGAGTTGCCCCGTTGCCGCCACCTGATGCACGAGCGGTTGCACGTCCACTGTGCCGACTGGGGATGGCCCCCCGTCATTGGTGCAGGATATGACACGGACCAGCGTTGCCGTATTGACGCGCCCCAGTAGCCGGGTGACGAAAAAGTGCAGAGCGTTGAATTCGCCCGAGCTTGCAGACGGGCTGGCCGCGCCTTGCAGAAATTCATCAGACATGCGCGTAGGCCTCTAAGTCCGTGAACCATGATCCGCCCGGCGTCTGGCTGTCAAGAAGATGGGTAGCCACATGCGTAAACCACACACGGTTAGCCATTGGAATCTGACTGCCTTTGATCTCAAACGGGCTGCTGGGGTACATGTTCGGCAAGAAGATGGATCGTGCCGCGATGCCCTGCTGCGTAAACGCCGGATAGCCCACGAGTCCAGCTTCAGGCGTCAGCACCGGCATGGAATCGGAAGTTGTTGAGGTACCGTCTTTTGGGTAGATGACCAGTGTGCTACCTGGGGTCACGACATAGCGAATGGCAACGGCAGCCGCGCACGATCTTATCTGGTCCCTCAGCGACCCTCTGAATACAGGATTCAGCAAGGTGCCAGTTACCCCGTTATTCAGAAACGCCCATCCCGCCTGCTTGGCGAATCCCTGCATGACTGTGGCCACAGGAATGCTGCCTTTATAGCTAAATGGCGGCACGACGGTCAGCCCTGCATTGGCCTGAACGCTGGCCTCAATGACCAGATTCACGTCCGGCTGCTGCGTGAAGTCCCCCCATGAGTGCAAGATGCCGCCAGTGAATATCCGCGATAAAGGCTTTCCAGCGTCCCCAGCATCCACATGCAGGATGTTGCGGCCTATGGCCTGATTGGCCACATTGCTGATGGCCAGCAGATCATTGATTGCCGACAGCGGCAAGCCAAACACGCGCATGGAAAGTTGACCGCCTGTATCGCTTGGCATGGCCACGAGAGCCAACTGCACCCTGTGGCCTTTGAGCGTCATGGTCTTGCCGGTCTTGTAATGCTCGATGGTCAGATCGATCTGCCGTTCAGCGAAGCTCATCCGGCCAAGTCCGTGGGCGTGAGATAGAGCAGCACCCAACGCTCACCGAGTCCGGCATACAGAGGATCGTCGCCGCCCTGCGTATCCATAAAGGCCAAATCGCCCACGAACCCCAGATAAGCCTCGCGCACAATCAAGGTGCGGTCTTGGCAAATCATCGCCGAGACAATAGGTACACCAGCCACCAGCAGATCCAGGTACAGCCCAGTGCTCAACGTGTACACGCGAATGGTGCAGGGCTGCGTGCCCAGGGTAGTGCGCAGGGTCTGATTCGGTACGGCTTGGAGCGGAATCGTCTGCATTACCATTTACTCACGGGAACAGCAGAATTGAGGGCCGACGTAACCGCTCCGGATGGAACGTTTGCGCCAACCGATCCGCTGCTGACCATGGCCTGTGCCGTTGGGGACGTGGTGGCCGTTGGGTCCGGGAGTCCTGTGGATGTGGCAGTGCTGGTCACGGAAGAGGCTGGCACCTTAGAGGTGGTCTGCTGCTGCCCGGATTGGCTGTATTGTACAGGAGGCGTAATGCGGATCTCGGTGAAATGGATGTGCGCAAGAATGAAGTTTGCCCCCGCATTGGCGCGGCGCTCGTAGCTCACGCGGTCGATGGTTACGGGGCCATCAGTGGTTTCCGGAGTGGCTATAAAGTAATTATCCAGACTGGCTTCCAGCGTCTGCGCGGCCTGCAAGAACTGCGCCCGGTCGCTGTCTGTGCCACCCTTGCTCATGGTTACCGTGCCAGAGAACGGAATCTTGACCTTGTTGTAGCTGGCGAACGATCCCTTTTCTACGGGATAGTCAGACACATGGTACGGGTCGTCCATGTCCATCCTCACCACGGAATCAGGGCTTAAAACAAGATTGTAATTCTTGTCCATAATCCCCCACTGCTCCGGCTGCTGCCCCCCAAAGATGGCGGACGCCAGCCCTGGGAACAGCATTGCAGCAGCCGCTACCGCCTCCGTGCCCAGCATCCGGGCGACAGGCGGCACGCCGGGCAAGTTCGGCACATTCGGGAATAATGGAGACGCCAGGATGACAAGCGGGGATGTCATATAAAGGCTCCATTAACCGGATCAACCGTGGAGTAGCGGCGGATAGCGTCAGCCACCATCTTGCCGTGCTTCTGCGGGTCTTGGGATGAGGTATTGATGACCACGGACCCGATATGGGCCTCGCTGCTGCTGGTGTTGCTCGTTACGGGCGTTGAGCGGACTGGGGCTGAGGATTTAGCACCGATACGCGCCATGGTGTTGCCCTTAAAGCTCACCGTGGGGTCGTTATAGTAGCCAGTAGCCAGTCTGGACCGGATTGCATCAGCTTGATTGTTGTGCAGAGGACGCTCATACCCTGCCGTGAATTGGTCGCTTGCTCCGGCTGCCGTCTTTGCAGCCATCATGCGCCGGTAAGTTTCCGGGTAGCGGTTCTTGAGCTCCCAAACGGCAAACTGCTCCTGCATGGCCGCCGATGAGCCGATCATGGAGCGACCCATAACCTTTTTGAATGTGGCTCGACGTGCAGCACTCCACTGGCCTAAACCGTAGCCTTTGTGGTGCTGACTCCATGCGTCTGGGTTCAGGCTGCTTTCTGCCATGAAGTTGGCGGTCATTGCCGCTGCCATCTTCTTGCTCATGCCCAGCTTTTGCAGGTTGGACATGGCAATCGCCCGCTTCTCATTAGATTGCAGGTCCGCATGTTCGCCTTTATCCAGAGAAGGGGAGTAGAGCATGGCGGCTACACCAGCGCCGCCAACGGTGGCTATTTTGGCCAGCACACCGATAGCACCACCTGCGCCTGCGATAGCCGCCAGCCCTCCACCGACCCTAACCAAAGCTGCGGCCAACCCCAGAAGAGGTGACACCATTGACAGTATCTTGAGCCCGATAAGAATCTTGAGGACGTTTCCCCACCCGCCGACGTACTGCGCGGCTTTGTTGGCTTCCTTGCCGAGATAAACCAGCGCGTCCGTAAATTTGTCCA